GCATGGGCTTGCAGGATGACTTTAATTGGGTTGGAGTTGACCGAACATGAACAGGGCATTGTAGACGAACAGATCAGTGCTATGCTTAAACTAAAACAAGAAATCAAACGAGAACAAGCCGAAGTTGATGCTGATGCTGCTGTAGCAAAACTTACAATTCAGGATCATCTACGCGAAAAAATAAGTGAGTGTTGCGGCGAATTAGAAGGTATGTTTGATGATTTTATTGTCGCCGGCGCTAAAATGTCTGCAGACTTTAAACCTATTGCGCTCATGCGTGGCATGAACATTAGCCCTAACATGATCGGCACAGTATCTGCTGTGTGGGAATTACGGTTAGCAGAATTTAATGAAGTCTTGGAAGGAGTTGACGCCGACCTAGTCGAAGGATATAGTCATCTTACTAAAAATCAATTAAAGCAGTGTGTTAAATTTTGTGAAACTGTTATCAATGATTGCAACAGTTATGTTCAACTTAAGAAAGTAGAACGCAAGCCACGTGCCAAAAAAGCAGTAAGTCCTGAAAAACTATCTAGCAAATTTAAGTTCCAAAGAGAATTTGCCGAGCTCAAACTCAAATCAGAACCAGTCACTAAACTAGTAAGCGCCAGCGAAGCGTGGTTATATGATACAGCTAAACGTAAACTAATACATGTCATGGCCGATAGTCACATTGGAACGTTTACTATTAAAGGTAGTGCTATCGTTGGATTTGATGCGCAGACTACCGTGCAAAAAACACTTCGCAAACCAGCAGAACAAATTAAAGCAGTCACTGGAGGTGGCAAGCCTGCGGCTCGTAAAGCGTTTGCTGAAATCAAAGCAACAGAAACAAAATACAACGGACGTGGAAACGAAAATTTAGTTATTCTTTGGGCTTGGTAATGGAGGATATTCAAGTAACAGATTATCTAACATGGGAATATTGCCACGACCCTAAAATACAATATTTAAATTGCCCGGCTCCTGATTCAGTCTTTAACCACATGCCGCAGTGGTTTAAAGATCAAAAGGCTCGTAAACAAGAAATTGACATAGCTCAACAGCAAACTATAAGAAATTGCTTAGGGTTTCGTGGGCTGGCAAAAACAGGCTATACTATTCCTTTACCTGAAACCATAACCGGGCACGACACATATTTTAGTCGCGGTCGTTTACATCCGGACATGTTATATGGAACACACTGGGCCAACAAACCCGGCGGTCCATGGACAGAACCCAATGGCGAAATTGACTACAGTCCCTATGAATACCGAGTGAGATTGTTGCATTGGCCCTGGCGAGCACGTATGGCCAAGGGTTGCCGTATTTTAATTTTACCTTACTTGTTGGATTGGAATCAAGATTGGCACGAATTTGCCGGAACAGTTGAGCCTAATTACGACGTTCGCGAAGGCACCGGAATTGGAACCGGATTAAAGTGGACACAACCCATAGATCCTGATTATAACTACTACAATCTAGAAACTGTAGTGGCTTGTAAAAGAACAGCGGTAATACCCAAAGACACCTTAACATTTTGTGCCGTTCCTTTGTATGATCCAGAGCTATTGGCTAAACAACTCTAAGGTTGCTAAATACTAGCAATCGGAGTTCATATGGCCTTAGAAAATCAATCCAGCTTAGAAACCTTAAAACAAAATCTCATTGATTATGTTCGTCTACAATTAGGCGATCAAATTATTGACGTTGAACTGGATGCTGAGCACTATGAAGCTGCTTATCAGCGAACCATTGGTGTATATCGCCAGCGAGCACAAAACGCCTATGAAGAAAGTTATAGTTTTTTAGAGTTGGTTACCAACGTTAATATCTATGATTTACCTCAAGAAGTTATCACTGTTAGACAAATTTTCCGCAGAACCTTTGGTGATTCCACTGGCCCATTTGCCAGCAACTTTGACCCATTTAGTCAGGCATCACTAAATGTGTATCTTATGAACTTTAACGTGGCCGGCGGACTTGCAACCTACGACTTTTACTCACAGTATGTAGAACAGGCCGGACGCATGTTTGGCGCCTACATGAACTATACCTGGAATCCAGTTACCAAAAAACTACAGCTGATTCGCGATCCCAAAGGCACTGGAGAAAGTGTGCTATTATGGACCTATAATCTCAAGCCAGAATTCAATTTACTCAGCGATTTCCAAATTCGGCAATGGATCCGCGACTACATGGTAGCCAATTGCAAATTGATCATCGGCGAAGCTCGTGAAAAATTTGCCACAATAGCCGGACCACAAGGCGGCGGCAGCCTAAACGGAACTGCTATGAAGGCCGAAGCACAAACCGCAATGGACAAATTGGTTGAAGATCTTAAGAACTACGTAGATGGATCGCAACCTCTTTCCTGGGTAATCGGTTAACGTCCACTAGATTTTCCTACAGACTTGTGCTATACTCTTAGCATGAGCTCATTAATGATTGACATAGAAGGTTTAGGCACTGGTCCGGATGCTACCATTTTGACCATTGCTGCACAGAGCTTTGATCCATTTGGATCTGGCTACTACGATCGTCAATACTATGCCAGAATCACTTTGGAAAGCCAACCAGATCGTAATATACAGCAGGACACTATAGACTGGTGGGCTACCCAACCCGAAGCCCAGGCCGAAGCCTTTATGGAAGAAGGTCGTGTGGACCTAGACGTGGCTTTGGACAGCCTATACAAGTTGGCCTGGCAACACAAGTTTATCTGGGCCAATGGTCCCACTTACGACATGAACATTCTGGAGCATGCCTATAAAAGCTATGGCAAGAGCTTGCCTTGGCAGTTTTATAATGTGCGCGATGCTAGAACAATCTACAGCTTGTGGCCAGACTTGCCTAAACCTCCTACCAGCCATCATGCGCTAGAAGACTGCCGTAGACAGATTGACATGCTACAGGCCACATTACGGCATTTAAATGTAAAGGAAATTAGATGATCGTTGGAATTGCAGGATTTCAAGGCAGTGGCAAAGACACCATTGCTGACTACCTATGTAACATCTATGGATTTAAGCGTGATACGTTTGCGGCCACTTTAAAAGACGCTGTAGCGGCAGTATTTGGGTGGGACCGCGAATTACTAGAAGGGCGCACCAAAGAAAGCCGTGCCTGGCGTGAGCAAGTAGAGCCATGGTGGGCCAATCGTTTAAACATGCCCAATCTAACCCCACGTTTAGTGTTGCAATTATGGGGCACAGAAGTTGCTCGAAAAGCGTTCCACGACGACACCTGGATCGCTAGTCTTGAAAACAAACTGGTCAAAGCACACAACGATATTGTTATTACTGATGTTCGTTTCCCCAATGAAATTCAAGCAGTCCGCAATGCCGGTGGCACTGTAATACGGGTCGTCCGCGGTCCCGAGCCTGACTGGTATCATTTAGCTGTTAACGCGAACAGTGGTGAACAAATTGCAAAGGAAATGCTAGCGAATCTAGGAGTTCATCCTAGCGAATGGGCTTGGATTGGCACAAAGTTTGATGCTATCATTGACAACAACGCCGACGGACTTGACCCATTGTTTGCTCAGGTCAAAGATCTGGTTCAAGATCTCCAGGCTTCCAAGACAAGTCCTGTTTCTTGATTTCAACAGCACAATTTTGACAAACAGTTTTTAAATTTCTTAAAGCATTATTGTTAAGATTTCCATCAATATGATAAACCATTAGTTGTGCCGAATATTTAGAACGAAAGCCACAGCGATCGCAGGTGGCTTTTTTCTTATAACCAGTGGCCTGCCATCTAGGCTCGGGCGGTTTTATGCGACGAGATCTTTTGATACAATATTCACACCGACTTCGATAGTGCGTTATTCCGTTTAGAACATAGTTTATAGCACATAATCTCTGGTTGCAAGCAGGACACTGGGGACGATTCATGCAGATATTTAATCAAAACCTTTGCCAAAGGGACTTAATACACCATTCTTTTTGCCTTTTTCAATAAATATCTATATTAATAAAAAGGAATTTGTTATGGCCTTACTATCCCCAGGTGTACAAGTCAGTGTAATTGACCAAAGTA